CAGGTAGAGTAGCAGCAGATTATAAAGTTTCTCATGTAATATGTATGGGTGACTTTTGTAGCATGGATTCTCTATCTAGTTATGATAGAGCAAAGAAATCATTTGAAGGTAGAAGATACCAAAAAGATATGGACCACTCTCATGAAGCATTATCTTTATTTAATAAAGGACTAGGTAAACATAAACCTAGAAAAATTATGTTACATGGTAATCATGAAGATAGAATAGATAGATTCGTAGATGAGAATCCAGAACTTGATGGTACATTAAAGATAAGTGACCTTAAATTTAAACAATATGGTTGGCAGGAAGTACCATATAGAAGTATGAAAGTTGTAGATGGCATACACTATGCACATCATTTCCCATCTGGTATTATGGGATCTGCAATATCTGGTGAAAATATTGGTAGAACTCTATTGACAAAACATAAAGTTTCTGCTACAGTAGGTCATAGTCATTTATTAGACTATGCTATATCTACATTACCAAATGGTAAAAAGATACATGGATTATCTGCAGGATGTTATCTATCTCATTCAGAGCATTTTGCTAGAGATACACAGCATATGTGGTGGAGTGGTCTTATACTTAAAAGAGAAATTAAAGATGGTAATTATAATATAGAAACTATTGATATTAAAACTATTAGGAGAGAATATGGGATCAAGTGATTATGTTTTTGAAGAACCAATAGATGCTAAAAGAACTTATAAATATGAGAAAGATCATAGCCATGATGTGTCATATGAGAATGAAAGAAAGCACGATAATGTGCATTCACCTTCACACTATATGCATGGTAAAAAAGAAACTATAGATGTTATTCGTGACTGTATGGAAAGTGATGAGTACCACGGTTATCTTAAAGGTAATGTTTTAAAATACGTTTCAAGATATAAGTTTAAAGGAGAACCACTTCAAGATTTAGAAAAGGCACAGTGGTATTTAAATAGATTAATCAAGGAGGTTAATAATGGGACAAGTTAAGCAAGCAATACTAGAAGTAGAAGATTTCGTTGCAGGTTGTTTACGTCAAGGTAGAACGCTAAACCAAACACTACGAGATGCTAGAGAATCTAAACTAGCAAAAACTAATCCATATCTAGATGATGAGGATTTAGTAGAAAATAAATACTACCAATTTAAAGGAGCAGAGTAATGCGAGATATATTAGATGCTTTAAAAAAAAAGTATGAAGCAGAAGTAGATATAGCAAAAGCTACAATACAAATATACCTAGATAAACCTGTAGGTATAGGTGAACATCCACAATTTGCTGAAGAGATAGATAAACAACTATCAGCAATAACATGTGCGACTGATAAAATAAAAGCAATAGATACACATTATCCTGATGAGGATGATATACCATTTTAATAGGAGGACAGATGGCTGAACAAAAGAAAGAAACAATAAAGAATACCCCTAGAATGTATCACATAGATTCTGAAAGACTTATGGATATTATGAGATACTTGATGACTAGACCCTATGGAGAGGTTGTTAAATTAATGAACTCTCTATCAACACTAGCACCTGTTGATTTAAATGGAGGGGAGGATGTCAGAAAAAAATAATTTAGATAAATACACTGGTATACTATTTGAATTAAAGATTGGTCTTAATAAAGATAATGCTATCGTAATTGATTATGGTGGTAAACCTGTAGGTAAAGTTAGAGAAGCACTTAAAGGATATCCTTACCATGGTAATCTATGTGCTGCTGTAATTAATCATGCTAATGCTGTAGGGAGAAAGCTACAAGATGATATCAAACAACTTATACAGAAAGTTTAGAAAAATATTTTGGCATAATATAATTATGGAATTACTTGAAAGATATGCTTCTAATCTTAGTAGTTATCTTTGGAGAAAAAGATGGGGTGATAGATCTTTATATCAATCAGACCAAAAAAAAAGACATCCAGAGTAATCTCTAGATGTCTTGTGTTGCCTGCGATGTGGGGAGTCTATATGGCTCCCCTTTTTATTTTAGGGTATTCATTTGATTCACTATTGGTTTTCTCTTAGGAATCAACATATTCTCCGTTTCTATTATTGGTTTAATTCTATCATTATATACACTACTTAAAAGATTAATATAGTTTGGATTCTCTGCATATGATGTCATACCTTGAAACATATTTGCTATAGGTTCATCTTTTTCTGCAGCTCTTGCAACTTCGCTATACCTATCATCAGTTATTATTAAATTAGCAAAACCTCTTATACTACTTTTTGGATCAGGAAAACTAGCTATGTTTGTACCACCTGTAGTAGTAACAAAATCTTGATCACCTATTGGTTTCATACCAAAATAATTATTACCTTTCTGTGCAGTAGGTGCACCTTTAAATTGAAAATTACCTGTTTCTAAAGCAGATACTGTGGCTACAAATCCTTTTTTTTTTAAAAGTTTTCTTTCAATAGATCCTTCAGGATACTCTTCAGCAACCTCATCAATTGCCTTTATAAAACTTTTAGTGTCATTTATTTCAGCCATAGTAATACTACATATAATTAAACTAGCAATTCCAAGCCCTAAGAGCTTTATTAATTCTTGAATTTGGATCATTAGCAGTTTTAGCAGATGTAAGTTTTTTCTTCATGCCTTTCATCCTTGCACAAAAGCTAGCTCTTCGTTTATTACCAACTTTTTTACTAGGTCTTTTTAGATTAGCACCTG